TAGTCACATACGCAGACAAGGAGTCACGCATCATGTTGGCAAGCATAAAGCCGGGGTCTTTGGTCACCAAGTTACGGAGCAAGTTGGCAGGGCCAGCCAAGATGCCAAGGAACGGCATTTCAGGCAAGTGCAAGCTTTGCATTGAGTCGAACAGGAGACGGTCAGACACGGCATAGGAAACGGGGATACCGTTACGCAGAACTGTGACTGTGTTGGGTGCGCTAGAGATTTGTGGTAACTGAGACGCAGTGCCCAAGTACAAAGCTTGGTCAATGGCTCGGGTAGCCGCAATGTTCTTCATACCGGCTTGGATAGAAGCCTGTGTGTTTCTTACAACAGTCTCAAGGAAGTCGGCAAGAGGAGCCTCGCCACCCTTGATCTTCTTAGGAGGCTTGACGTTAGCCAAGCTCTGGAAGATGTTCGGGCCGAAAGTTTCCTCGCCCTCTAACTGACGGTAGAAAGGAATGTAGTCCGAGTACTTCTTAAAGATCTTGCCCTTCTCAGGGGTCAGCACACCAGTCTTGACCATGTAATCTACGTGGCCATTGTTGTACGCAATCCAGTCAGAATGTACCTGTTTAAACTCAGGGTAGAGAAGTTCCAGATCCTTGGCAAACTGAATGTCGGCCTTGTCGAATAACTTCTCTTTGCCGTCAGCGTCTAAACGAGTACCCCGTTTAACACCGGAGTAGAACTGGAACGCACGATAGATGTATGGGTCGCCACGTTGCGCCAGCGGCATGAGCAACTCGGTCAGGCCTTTAACCGTACCGTTTAAATCACTGACAGTTGTGTAGCCCTTCTCGTAGACCGGCACACCACCCTTTGAGTCTCCATAGCCCATCACTGCGGCGGCAACGCCTGCGGATGTATCTGACTGGAGAGCGGCGGCTTCTGCGCTTGAGTCTGCGAGGAGTTCAATACCACCCATCGCCTGAGCCATCTTCTTGTCGTTGACGCTCATTTGGTTGTAGCGGTTGATGGCACTCTGACGCAGTCTAGAGAATGACTCAGGAGCAATTGCATTCATGATGCGCTCGATGAATCCTTCTTCCTCACGGGCAGTGGTTGTGTCAAGAATCCTTTGGTTAGCATTTGCACCGTTGGCAGTCTGGGCAATCTGATCAGCAATGCTTGGGAAGCTGAGTCTGATGCTAGGTTCAGCTCGGCTATAAGCGCCAGTGTTACCAATAGCAGATTTGATTTGGTATGGGTTAAATACAACCGCTTCCCAAACCTTGTCGTTTGCCGCTCCTGACTGAATCAATAAGCCATCATGACCTTCTGCAATGGCTTGATTTGTAATGTATTCTGCGGCTTCATTACGATCCATCTTTGAACCGTCAGGCTTGCGTACCTTAAAAATATCTGTGTCAATAATCTTTGGGTTAACCATGCGTACATAGACGGGCATGATGTTGCCACCTTGTGGCCCCATGGGTTCGCCAAATTTACCGTACTTGCCCCAGTATTGATCGGTACGGTCAGGGTATTCGGTTACATAGATACCACGACCGAACGCACCGTTGCCAACCTTGAAGGTGTCAATGTCGCTCTTTGTCCCGTGGTAAAGAACTTTAGGTGTGCCGTCTGCGTTTACAAACTTACTGCCAGCAAACCAACGTTTAAACTCTGGCGTATTTGGTGCTTCACGCAGACTGAACTTAGGTTCAGCGGCGCGGGCTTTCCTCAAGAACTTATTGCCTGCACTGGAGAATGACTTGGGCAGACTAGATGCGCCTTCGCCACCGTACTGCTTCTTAGCGCCAGCCCATACGTCACCAAGGTAGTCATCCAAGCCAGACAGTTCGTCTTCGTTAAAGACAAGCGTAGACTTCATCCGGTCAGCAGAGATCCGCAGTTCAGCCGATGGCACATAATCATGGAAGTCGGCAAGGTCAGCTTTGTTGTCAAAGACTGTGTCGAAATACTGTTGCTCATCAGGAGACAAGGGCACTTCACGCAAGCTAAAGCGCATATCTTTAGTCTCGCCAAACTCACCTGAGTTGCCAGTGACTGACTTGACTTGGTTAGCGTCAAAGACTGCGAGGTTCTTTGTACCGCCCTCAAGGACATAGAAAGAATCAAACCCAAACTTCTTGATTGCTTTTAGGTTGGCAGGGTCTTCAATCGCTGACCAATCACCACTTGCAATACGCTCTTTAGGGAATGCAAAGTCAGGGCCAATGTTGGGATCTTCAACCATTGCTTGGTAAAGCATATCCACATGGGCTGGGTTTTCGTAATCAAATGGTTTTTCGGCACGAACCCACAATGGATACACATATGTATCCATATTTGATGGGGTGCGATAACGTTTTCCATAATACTCTGCGTCAAATGGATTTGGAGAAACAAAGATTGGCTTTCTTTCACGGAAAGTAAAGAAGTCTTTGGGTGATGCGTGATACATCACCTGTGGACGGCCTTCTTCAGTAACTATGCTTTTGCCAAACCAACGTTTAAACGCATCAGTTGTAGGAGGAGCTTTGCGGTAGGCAGCATCTTCGGCTTCTTCAGCCGTTGGGAAGTTAGTCCTAAGACTTAGCTTAGAACGCAGTTTCTCGGTACGCTTAACCTGAGCGTTGCTTCCATAGCCTTCACCTTCGGTTGCGTATGCTCTGACTGCCCGAGCTTGTGCATCTGCCAAGGCATCAGGGTCATCGTAGTACTCACCGGGGTTCTCAAACAGAGTCTCGTTGTTGTCCGGGTCGTAGGACATGTAAACGACATCAGGCTCACCGCCGTTGAACTCTTCAAAGGTTTTCTTGTCCCAGTTGTCGGGCTTGTAGTCCTCGTTCCATCTCATGCGGCCAACTGACTTAAAGCCATTGGCGTGGTACAGGGTAGGAAGAACCGTATCAAATGCGTCCAGTCTTCTACCGCCCTCTTGGATCGCCAACTGGAGTGATGAGTTGGCAGAACCTTTGTGTGGTCGACCTGAGAATACAGAGACGATGTCATCGTCTTTAAGCGCAACACCAGCCTTGCCGTCTTTTGTCAAGAACAGGCGCATCTTGGCGTAGTCCTCTACAGGATACACATAGACAGCCGCACCGTATTTAGTGGAATCTTTGGATGCTTGAATGGCATCTGCATATGTCTGAGCATCATCACTGCTGATTTCATAGAACACGGGTGATTCAAACCCGTGGTCGCTGATGATGTCTTTAAACCCTTGAGTAGGTCTGTATAAGGCAATTGGCTTTACGCCTAGAACCCGAAGTCCTTCGCCATCTCCAATGCTTTCTCGCGTGTGAGTCTCGGGTTCAGCTTCATTGCGTCCTCGATAGGATCGTACTTCTTCTCTGAGGGAGTATTTGGGGCCGTATTCAGACTTGCCACGAAGCTCCTCAGCGTTCGTGACCGCTCCTGCGGACTCATCCCTGCGGTTAAGTTCTGTATCGAAGACCACACTGGGTCTTGCTCGTCCAGTAGTCTTTCCGGACTGAGCGATGATTGCTTCTTCGTATCCGATGTCATCGGCTTTCCTTCCGCTTAGTTTTTCGTAGAGGCGTTTCTCATAATACCAAAGAGCCGCTTGGATGTCAGCTAAAGTTAAATCAATGCCGTCTTTACGCAACATGTCTTGCGCTTTACGGCCTGCGTCATACATGAACTTGCGGTCGGTAGCTGTAAACGGAGCTTCCTCCAGCATCTCAAATTCGTTCTTGTAGATGGTGTTCGCCATCTTCTCAAGGTTGTGTTCAAACAACAACTGATCGTATGCAGGGCCAGCTTTTCTCTTGGCCTTCTTAAACCATGCTTCTTTTTGCGCTTTCTTGGCTGGCTCTTTTGCCTTAGCCAAATACTCAAGCTCAGTGTTCCAACCGTATTCCTCGTACTTATTACGCAAGGGAATCGTAGCGGCAACCACTTCATCACGGGTTGCGCTAGGCATGTCCATCATGTCACGGAACTTGTTGATAGATGCTTCAGTTGCCTGAGGCATTAACAAGCCACGCATACGATTGATGGAGCGAGTCCACCACAAATCCATTGTCAGGTAGCCCTCTGAGCCAGACAGGTTGGCGTAGAACGCACCCAACTTAGGCCCAAAGTAAACGGCGGCGGCAGGGACAGTTGTGTCTTTGAGGTAGCTACCGTCAGTGTCTTGACCCATCTCACGCAGACGGGCATTCATTTCCTTGACGGTGATCTCTTCCAACAGAACCTTCTCGAAGTTCGTGCCATGCTCATCGAGCAAGTCTTGAATCATCTTAAGGTTGTTCTCAAGAGCCGTAGCCCTGCGGTTGCCCATGGCAATCAGAGGCTTACCATCACGCAGTTTGGAATACAGGGTAATGGCGTTATCAATGTTCTTATTGACCTTCTCACCATTGGATGTTACTGCCACCAACGCAGAGAATACTGAACGGGCGTGTTTACTATCTTGCAGTTCAGGGAAACGACTTGCCAAGCGTTTAACCGCCTTGGGATAGTTGTTTGAATACCAACCCAAACCTGTGCCAGTCTTAGACTGAGTTCCCAACTGGAACGCAACTTCATCTGCCATTGCTCTAGCAATGTCGGTGGATTCCTGAGAAGTCAGGTTGTTGCGATCCATCCGGCCAATGTTATCCACTGTGTATTGGTTCAGTGCCTTGGCAATATCACGGACATTGTTAAACCTACCCCGGACAGCTTTGGTGTTTAAACCAAGCTCTTGCTGGGCAAATGGGGTCTGAACTTCCATGAGGCTTCGGGTAGACAATGGGATGCCAATACCAGACAAGGAAAGCTTTGCTTCACCTTCAGCAGTAGGCTTAGAAGGCTTGAGTTGACCCTTCTCAATTTTGCCAAAGATGTCCTTGTAGGACTCGTAGCCTTGACCGTTTAAATATCCTTTGAGGGTCTGGAAGAAATTACGCAGCTTGTTCAGCAATGCAGTCAACATTCCGGGAGGAGCCTTAGTTGCATCAAAGTCACCGAAGGCATCAGCAATCGCTTCCTCCAGAATGTCTTCTTCGTTTAAACCCATCTCAACATAGGCATCGTACCTGCTGACCACCCGGCCATCGGACAGCTTGGTCTGATTGCTCTTGAGATACTTGTCCACCCACTCAGCTTTAGCCTGACGCTTCAAAGACTCCCACTGAGAATCGGTGAAGAAGCCCAGTTCTTTTAAAGCATGGAGAGACTCATGACGCAGAACCTTGATAGGATTCTGAGCATCAATAGCCAACTGAATAACCTTGGCGGCGTAGGAACCATCTGCGCCCTGTTCAATGGCATCAACAATCTTTAGGGCTACGTCCTGTAGGCCAAAGCGCCCCAACATAGATTCAAGAGAAGCCTGCACAGCTTGGAGCTTTTGCTTCTGCTCTTCGCTTGGGGCTTCTGCTTCTTTTGCTGGCTGTGTAGCACGACGCTCAATCTCTGCGTTTAAACGTGCCTGCAACTTAGGAGACTTGGTCTTTGCCAGTTCCTGAATCTCTTTGTCTGTCAGGTCTTCAAAGATGGACTGCTCGGCTTCCTCACGGGTAGCCTTGGTTCCCTTGACAACCTCGCCCTTGGTGACTCGGTACGTCTTGGGTTTTACCTTCTTAACGCCAACAGGAACGACCGTAACCGGTCTGCTGTAGATCTCTTCTTGATTCTTAAGGTCAGCAATGACGGGCATGGCCTCGTCTAGCACCGCTTGGTGCGCTTGCTCTGCGGTCTTGTATGCGGGTGTATCTACCAAGCCATTGAGTTCAAACTTGTGCAGTTCGTTTTCTGACTTGGAAATCTTTGCGTCCTGAGCCTTTAACGCTTCTTGCGTCTTCTTAAGTTCAGACTCAGCAAAGCTGGTAAGTTTTTCTGCGTGAGCTTCAGCCTGCTCTCGGGTGTCCATCGAGCGAACTTTTTGGTCACCGCTCATGACATCATAAGATTCTGCTTGCTCTTCCTCAGCGCCAATTTCTTCTTGAATCTCGTATCCAGTGGGTGTGTAGCGTGAGGGAATACTAACTTGTCCGTTGTCAAGATTGACAACACCTTGGCGCTGGGCCTGTGTCAGGACATGGTCAACAGGAGAACCCTTGAGGCCTGTCTCAGCCTCAATGATTTTCTTGGCGGCATTGAGCTTTAGCTCGTCAGCGTTCTTCTTGTCTAAGGCAGTGGTCAGGCCAACGATGGCCTTGGTGTACTGCTCTTCACTGAATCGTGTAGCGTTTGTGCCTTCGGGCAGTTCTTGCTTAGACTCAAACGTAGGAAGCTTTTGCAGAGCCGTAACCGCAGAATGCAACTGGGGCTGAGACATCTGGGCAAGATCATTGATACCAGTTGTCCTAGAAAGGAAGTCCCCAAAACCGGGCGTGGTTGTGTCTACGTTCTTTTCCTCAGCCAGTTTGACCACTGCGTCAGGCGTGTAAACCTCGTTTGTATGGCCAGTCTTCTGAGCAATTAATGCGTTTAAAGCAGCCGCTTCTTTGGCTGCGTCTTTGCCGGGCAAGGCATCAACCACATCATCCAAACTGTACGCAGATAACGTAGGCTTACCCGTTGCCGCACGGTGCAGATCAACGTATGTAGACAACTCAGGGCCAAGATCAGCAGGGGTCAAGACACCAATAGGGTTCTTAACAACCTCCATTTGCTTGGCGATCTCTGCCCGTTTCTCTTCAGCCCTCTTAATGTCCTCAGACTTACGCTTTTCAAACTCAGCTTTCTGAACATCTTCTGTAGAAATCTCAGGTTTGCCGCCTGAAATAGCGCCTGCACCACCACCGATCAAGCCTGCACCTAATGCGGCTTGACCTAGGGTTTGCCCTAATCCAGCCGTAAGACTTTGCTCAGGATTTACATCACGCAAAGCAAGATTTTGGGTGAACTTACCGCCACCCTCTTCAACCAATTCCTCAGGAATATTCTTAAGTGCGCCAGCAACTGCGCCTTTGATACGACCTGTTCCGATTCTTTCGCCTGCAAGGGCACGTTCCAAGGCTTGCGCACCGGGTAATTTCTGCGCCAAAAGAGAAATAGCCGCACCACTTGCTCCTGCGGCTCTGGCGAGGTTTAAAGCCTCTGCCGCCGCGTCAGGCTCGGACATGCCTTTCTCTCTCATCAGGTATTGTTTGATCTCTTCAAAACTACCTGATCCGATGTCTGCGCCTTGTTGGGCGGCTCCAGTACCAATAGCGGCTTTTGTGCCACGCTCAATGGCTGACTTCTTGGCGGCGTTGGCGGCAAGTATCTCGGCCTCTTTAGCGGCGGCTCGTTGAGCGGCTGTTGTTGCGGCTTTGCCTGCGGCTTGTGCGGCACGTAACTCTGCGGCGGCGACAGGGCCAACACCGGGAATTGCGGCGGCAATGATAGAAGGGATAGCCTGAGGCACTTGCTCGGCTAGGAAGCCAACGCCTTGTGTCAATGGGTTCTTTACAACTTCACTCAGTTGAGTACCAAGAGCGGCCAGTTGGCCTGTCTTCTCAGCCTCGGCAACCTTACGCGCAGTCTCTGCTTCCTCGGACTGAAGTTTCTCTGACAGGTTCTTCTTGGCGTAGTCTTGCAGGCTTTGACCAAGGCCTTGTAGGCCTGTCGTGGCAAAGTCTTTGTTCTTGATTGCACCCGTGGTTAGGCCATAGATCTGACCGGGGAACTGGATTAGCTGACCAATACCTGACGCAAATTTAGCGGCAGGGTCTGTAAACGCTTCACCAACTGTACGTTCTTTGACTGGGCGTGAAGTGCCACCTAGCTCCTTGGCTAGGTTATCTAGATTAACTGACTCAGTTTTAGTTGCGACACCGCCATACTGTTTCGCCAGTTCATCTAGATCCATTATTGCACTCCAGCTTTCTGTTTAAACGCATTCGCCGCCTCTTGTGTTGGGAACGTGTAAACTTTCCCTCCGGCCATGACAGTATAGCCTCCGGGAGCTGGAGATGCACTGGGGGTTGCACTTGGCGCGGCGGCAGGCAAACCTTTGTCAGCCAATGGGCCAATCCCATACTTGGCATAGTTCCTATTGATAGCCTCAACAGCGGCTGCTTGGTCATCTTTCCATGCCTGCTTTTCATTTTTCATGAACTTGCGCGGGTCATCTTTAAACTTAGCATCAACTTCTTTGATGGCGGCTTCATAACGACCCAACAATGCGGCATCTGCCTGACCAGTTTTGTTTCCATACACGCCAGCAATACCTTGCTGGATAGCGTTTAAACGATCTGGGTTTGCTTTTTGGATCTCATTTGCAAGCTGGATAGCTGGGTTGACATGCATAGCGCCAACTTTTGCGCTTTCAACAGCAAGCTTCTTAAGCTCCAGCTCTTTCTCTTGAGCAAGTCTTGCCTTGTCTTGATCTGTTTTAGCCACAGCAATAGCCGCATCGTACTTCTGCTTAAGAGCATTTTCAGCCGCAGTTCTGCCAACGTTGTACTGTTCATTTCTGTACTGATAGCCAACATCTGCTTTCTTCTGAGCCAACTCAATAGCCTTCTCAATCAGGGCATTTTTCTGCTCTTCACGGCTAAGTTGCAAAGCATTTTGGGCGGCGGCTCCACGAGCGCCAGCTTCTGCTGAACTGATGCCACGGGGAGTAGCGGCGATCTGAGCCAAATACTCCATGGTTGCGTCATATCCAACCTTAGGAGCGGCAAGTTTTGCCTTACGGCCTTCTAATTCATTGATCAAACGATCAATCTGCGTGGTGTCCTGTTGGCCCACATCTCTGGCTCTACGTGCAACTTCTGCGTTGCGTTTGGCTTCTTCATCAACTGCCATTTGCTGGCGCAAGATCTGATCCGCAGTCATGCCGCCTTCTTCAAAAGAAACTACACCGCCATTGAAGTAAGACTGGCCCACATTAGCAGGCAATGTATCAATCCCTTGTGGCTGTGGATTAGGCTGAGGAACTCCTTGTGGAATACCCGCTTGGCCTTCTTTAGCCATACGTTGTTGAGCATCTTGAACCATGCGAGCCTGCAAAGCTTTCTTGGCCATTTGCTGAATATTTTCAGCTACGGTCGGCATATTTTGAGGTGTGTTTAAAGCCTGCTGGATACCAGCACCCTCACGCATCTGGGTAATGTCGTTTAAAGCAAGAAGCTGGCGCAGATCCTGTGGAATGCCGCCATGTTGCTTCTTATCTTGGTCAACCTTTTGAGCCAAAGGCTGAGGGTTGCCTTGGTATGTCGAGGCAATCTGATTGACGGATGGCTGTGTAAACATTTACATTCCTTTAAGGAGTATTTTGGGATAAACCAAGATTTTTAAGTAATTGGTTGACTGTCGTTGCGCCTTGAGCCGCTTTAGTCAGGGTGCTAGGCTGTGCCAAGTCATATGAACTTGCTGAGATTGGCATACCGTTGAGCATGGATTGCTGGAACTGGAGCATGTTGTATGGGTTCTGACGAGCCTCTTCAAAAGAAGCTTTGTCAGCCGCAATACCTTCAGCTTCAATACCACGTTGAGCCGCACCCTGTTGAGCGATAAGGTCAGCCAATGATCTGCCTTGTGTTTGCTCAGTATTGAATTGCTGTTGAGCCTTGTCAAAGGCGTTGGCATAACCCGTACCAACAGTCTTGTTCATTTCTTGCATCAGATTACGGTTGTTTTCTGCGTTCATGATGGCTTGTCGGCTACCGCCAAATGCGCCAGCACCAGTCAACTTGGCATTTGTAGCCATGTTGGTAATGTCATTCTGGCGGCGCAATTCAGCCAACTGTGGGTCAAGCACATTCTGCAAGTAAGGATTCATGTATTGCGAGGCAATGCCTTGCGGTGCAGGGGTTGCATTTGCTCCTGTAATGCCGCCTGTATTGGTAGAGCCAAGAGCGGCCGCTTGAGGCGCAGGGTATGCTCCTTGAGAGCTAAATGTCTGCCCTAGATTACTGGGGAAAGCTGTGTTTTGCAGGCCAGTAAACATCTTGTTTTGCAAGTCAGAAGCACCCGCAGTCAACGGCCCCATGTACTGTTGGTATGGAGACTCAGTCAATGCTTGGGTTTTGCCAAGCAAGTTAGACATGTATTCACCAGCCCATGTGTTGGGGGCTTGCTCTGAGCCTGTAATACCAGCATTAGCGGCGGCAGTAGCCCCAGTAATACCGGGGACTGCGCTTCCATCCGTGCCGGAAAACTTCATAACCTTACCACCGCTGGCGTAGGCTTGAGCCAAACCACCGGGCATGAACTTGTCAGGGTTGATCTGTTTACCTTGTTTTTTATTGCCGGTACGGGCAACACGAATCTTATCCATCATTTGGTAAAGCTTCTTAGCCCCGGCATCAGAGTTGCCGTTACCCAAATGAGACACAACATCCGCAGGCACAACAAACTCGCCATGGCTAAGTGCGGCAGGCTGATCTTCACCAATCTTCGCGGGAATCTTGTCGGCCATACCATCGGTATTTCCTTGTAAGTAACGACCATGTGCCATGTTAATTGCCCCGCCTCTTGCAAATTCCAAATCTTCTAAACCAAAATTGAAATTGTCGTCATTGCCAAAATCAAAATTAGAGTAATCACCACCTAAATCGTAGCCGCCAAGATCTTCTTCAGTCAGGCCAAGATTGTCTAAGCTAGATGTGTCAATTCCATCCAAGATGGAGGTATCAATCTCGTCAGAGCCGTCAACGTTTACATCAAGGGCATTGTCGTTTTCGTTTAAATCGTAAGCTTCATCATTTGGCGCATTAATAATTTCATTAATACCTTCAGTTGTGCCGTCATCTGCGGCTTGAGCTTCACCTGTGGTACTGCTAGTAGCCTCTTCCGTTGAGCCAGAAGGCGTTCCTGATTGTGTGTTTATGCCTTTTGTAGCGGCAGTTACAGCACCAGCTGCGGCGCTATTATTCCCAGAAGTTCCAGTCTTTGCGGTACTGGAAAGCTTATCAGTTACGGTTTTTAGGCCAGCTGGCGTGAGATTGCCATTCTTATCAACAAGGCCTGTAAGGTTTGTTTTATTGCCGAGAACGCTAGTTAACAGCGAGGCAATACCAGCACCACCAGCTATTTTTGTAAGGTTGCTTAATAAAGACGAAGAACTGCTTTTGCCTGTAGCGTTGGCTAAATTCTGTGCGGCAGCAACGGCGGCAGGGGTCATTGTCCCCGTTAAACCGGCAGGAACTGCGCCTTTGGGCGCATAGTAGACATCACTGTTCCAGTTAACACCGCCTTGACCGGGACGGTAGCCTGTAGATCTAGGAGGGGGTGCAGTCACCATGTTACGGACTGCTTGTAATTGGGGGATGCCTCCTTGGTAACCTGATCGCTTTGTTTTGTTATCAAGCAATCCAGTAGCGCCAGCCAACGCGCCAGCTGTGGCGGCGGCTGTTTTAAGGCCATTTGCACCACCAAAGATTGAACTCAGCATATTGCTGTTGTTGTTGGATTGTGTTGAATTTGTTTGGTTGTTTGGCCAATACGAGTCAGAAGGCTCGTCATAAATGCCATTTATCGCAGGGGGATTAAAGGTTTCTACGCCCGTGTAAGCATCATTACCGGCGTTATCTGATGATGTGCCATCATCAATGTATTGACCATCTGGTGTCCAAGGCATATCAGTTCCTTAAAATATGTAACAAGGCATCAATACTGAGATCATCTACATGCCCGCCATTGAAAAATTCTTCTGCACCTTGAGCCGTTTCTTCAGGCCCACCTGCTGAGGGAGGCACGTAGCTTTCCCCAAACAAATTATTACCGTGCAGGTCTTTATAAGATTTTATATGAGCAAGTTCATCTTTGCCACTTATAAAATTAAGCAGTGCGTTTTGCTGATTTTGCTGTTGGGCTTGTTGTTGGGCCAAACCAGTAACTGCATCCACCGCAGGATTAGTTGGAGTTTTAGCTAGTGTTGCCGTTTTTTCGCCATCAACCAAACTTGCAATTTTTGAAGCTACGTTTACACCATCAGTGGACTTTGTGCCACCGGTAGTTTTAGTCCCAATGGTTGAGGTATTTCCACTTGTGGTAGTACCAGTCGTGGTTGCCCCAGTTGTTTTAGTGCCACCGGGTGTGGTGGTTCCTTGAGTTCTAACTGTATTGCTTCCTCCGCCAGAGCCGGAAGATGCACTTTTGCCGGTATTTTCTTCGTCAGCACCTTCATCTGCGCCCTCTTCACCGGTATCCTCGCCCATATCAACACCTTCCTCATCACCGGCATTTACAAAATCTTCAAGGCCAGTCAGGTCACCATAATTGCCAGTAACTAAATTTAAAATATCGGCATTGCTCATACCGCTGTCGGTAAGCTCATCAACGCTATTAATGCCAATAGACTTTAAGAAGTCATCGGTTGTGTCGCTGTTGAGGATGTTGTAGCCTTCTCCGCCCTCATTGAAATAGCCTTCGGTAAAGTCTGCGCTGTTGGGGCCAGTACTACCGTCTGCAAATAACCCATTAGTTACTCCACTGCCCAGAACCAAACCCAAAGGATTGATTCCTTTGCCACCACTGCCAACATATTGTTTAGCGGCATTAGAGGCTACGTTTGTGCCGACATCACCCAATACGTCTGTAATGCCTTCCATGCCAGACACGAAATTGCCAGCCTGCCCACCTAAATAAGATAACGCCGCAGATTTAAGAATATCCCCCGGCGGTTTGCCAGACAGTGCCGCTACAGCCGCAACAGCCATTGGGCCACCAATAGCAGTAAGTGCGATGTTACCTATAGGGCCAAGGTCTTGCATTAAGTTTGCAAGGTCATTGGAAGATGCCTGCGTGGTGTAGAAAATAGGTGTGCCGTCAGGCGCAAACTGCACCCGATATCCGGTATTACCTTTGCCTTGGAATGTGCCGCCAAAAGCATTTCCTGTTTGGCGTTCACTGTATGTATTGGCAACCGTTTTACCAGTGGCTTTATTGCCAAATGTTTCACCGGCAGCCATAACGGCTTGACCATCTTTAATAACTACTTTAGATGGATCAACAGCATAAACACCCTCAGAGTCTGTTACGCCATATAAATTATCTAACTTAGCAGTAGACGGGACTGCTACTTGCGAATAGACTTCTTGACCATTTTCATCAGTTTGACCTGTGAACTTTAAAATATATGACGTAGTCTTTCCGGTATCTTCATCAGTATAAGTTTTAACAGGCTGGCCATCGTATGATTTTCCTATCACTTCAAGAGGCTGATAGGTTGTAATCTTGCCAAACTGTTTAATATCTGTAATACCTGTGTCAGCCAAAATCTTGGCCATATCTCTAGCATTAGCTTCGGCGGAACCAAGGCCTTCACCAGACCATTTGCTTGTTAATTTTTGCCCAAGAATCTGCTGAGTTAATTTTTCTATTGGATCGGGCGCAGACTTGGCAGGGGGTGCAGAAGTAGTGGTAGCTTGAGTTACAGGAGGTGGAGCGTAGCCCGTTGCTGATTTAAATTGGTCAGCATTAACCCCCGCCTCTTTCATTGTTTTATCAATGAGTGCTGGATCTGCGTCAGGATTGGCATTAAGCCACCCAAGGATATCTGCGTCTGTTACTGCCATGTTTAAACCTTAATAAATTGCAGACACAAATGACATTGTGGCTACAACAGATTGCGTAGATGGGCGTGTCGGGCTTGTTGCGGCTGCATAAGTTGGAATAGTTACGGCAGTGTTTGTAACTGACCAATATATCTCCACATAATCACCAGCGTTCATTGAAAGAAAATAGTTCCACCCATAGATGCCATGCCCATCTACGCCACCATGTTGATTAGGAATAGAAATAAACCCAGTTGAGCCAGTAATGTCACTACCATTTTGTCGCAACCAAATGCTCATATCGTGAAGTTGTGTATCACTGTTTTGCGCTTGGACGCTAAATTGGAAATTGTAAATGCCGGAATTGTCTACGGTAATTTTTGAACTAGATATGCTTACACCATTTGCAAAATCAGTGGTGTTTAAAGTCATCAACGTTGCCGTATTGGCGGATGTGGATTGTGATACGCTGCTAGAAAAAGCCCCGTAAGGAAATTTTAAATATGCTCCGCCAGTATCACCAATCAAATTATTAATTGCGGAATCAATTCGATTAAAGTACAGACGCAACACGTTACTGTATTGGTCATGGAATCTATAGTCGTATTGAAACGGCGTTAAAGGCAGCGATGGAGCCGCTATTTTCTGCAAAGGGAAAATAGTAATGGTCACGTATTACCTCTCTTGCCGTCAATTTTGATGTCAATACGAGGACTGCCAAGTTGCCAAGTAGAACCAAGTTGCTCGTTTTCAAACTGAATAATCATTTGACGGCCACGAACACGGATATTGACCTGCCCGGTAAATTTCTCAATTGGCACTGTAGCTGTACGTGTTACAGAGGCGCTATCACTTCCGCCCAAAGAAGTTGGGTTATTGTAACCAGAGCCCGAGTTCTGCATTGGGATTAAAGTCAGCGTGCCTGTTGGGCTGGCTGTAGTTGATCCGCGGAAAGTAATGTCTGGGAGTATCCTCCAAACAAATCCAAACTTATCGCCATCATCAATATCAAACTCAGACGAACTGATATACGAATAAATTGCTGTTGGAGTAGCTGTTGTATTGTCATCTACACCAAATTCGTGGTTCACAATATTTTTTGAATATGTCGCGGCCAATGGGTAGTTACGCAATCCAGAATCAAGCCATGCTGTACGGCCCAATTCTCCGTAATACCAAACACCTTCGCCATTATTCTCAAAGTAGTTATAAACAACATACCGGTCAACAACGTCAGAACCAGCCGTGCAATAGAAGAACCATACCTCGTTAAATCCCTCGTTGGTGCTGGCAAAGAATTGATCGGCTTGGGTTAAGTTAATATCCCCGTAAATAAATTGGCGCAAGTCACAACGCAGTGTTTGTATGCGGCCATCATATTTGTAAAACTTGTCAACACCCATCCAATAAACAACACCAGAAGCCAAAGCCGCGGTATTTTCTCCTGCAATTGAAATGTTATCTCCAAGCAATTGCGATCCCCAAACTACTGGAGCGCCAAGGTATTGCAGAGAATACAGAGTGGAATCCGTAAATACCAAAATTTCTTGACGAGTTTGCAGTGCCGTTACGATTTGAGAGCCGTGAGATAACAACAAACTACCAGCTTGGTTGGTTGCGGATGGTGTCCAGTTAATTATGCTTTCTTGGTCTGACCAGCGAAGCAGCATGTTATTTTGAGTTGACGAGCCATAATCATTACAACCAAATGCAAATACAAAACGAGATGCGTCGGAAACAAGCAAGTAATTCTGAACCGTTGGGACATCTACCAATAGAGAAATTGATACTCCCGAACCAGTTGAAGATGTATTAATTAATGTTCCAGAGCTATTAACTAAGTTAAATGTTAAACCCGAAACATTTGCAACGTAATAAGTTGTTGCGGCTGAGATTCCAGTTGGCAAAGAACCCGTTGCAGAAAACTGAAGCGGCGTTCCGTTAACAAGAGCTACTGTAGCCGTGACAACTGTTGGGCTAGCATTTGTAAAGGTTACTGACCCACCTAGACTTGAGGCCAAAACACCCCTAACCGACAAACCGTTTGCATTGCTCCAATAATAAATAGCACCGGCACGGGGGCCAAATATTAAATCTTCACCAAAGTTTGATTGGCTCCAAATACGAAGTGGTGTCAATGAAGCTGCACCAGTACCCCAAACACCCGAGCCCCACGCGCCAGCGCCCCAGCCTATGGCTGGCACTGCATATTCACCGCCAGCATTGATTTGATACGTGGCTACAACGGAAGCACCGCCAGAAGACCCCGCAGCTACAGCTGAGGATGTGGTGATTGTGTATGTGTTTAAATCAGTAACACTAGCAATTTGATACTCTTGATTAAACAAAGTTGCGTATGTACCTGTTGCACCACTAAAAGTTACAAACGAATTAACAGTAGCTCCGTGATCTGTATCTGTGACCGTGACCGTGGTTGTGCCGTTACCCGCAAATGGATTATTGTTAATTGTTGAGGTTGCGCGAATTGGCGTAATGTCGTTGTAAGTCCCGCCTTGGTTGATGTAAAACTTTAAGTTAGTACCTACACCAATTAAATTTGAGCCATTTAATGTGACCCAGTTCCACAAAGAACGGCAAATTCCTACAAAAAAAGTATCGGAAATGCGGTTCCAACCACCAATTTTTTCAGGCGTGCCTTGGCGAAACCGAACCTTGTCAGTTGCCCACCAACCGTTCTCATTGGTATAGCGGGTGTTTTCTTGGTTAACACCAGCTTTCAGAGTTAGTTTTTTTAACGGCATTGGCAGTCCTACGATAGAAACAAGGCACGTTCATCAATGCGACGGTTTTGAAGCCCTTTGAGTATTTTGCCACCAGCCATGCAATACTTCAAGAGTTCTTCTGCTGCGCCCTCTTTATCGCCTCTAAGAACCTTTTGACGAAGCGTACTGCGCTGTAGTGTTCCCAAGCCAACATTAAAGCTAAAAGACACAAGACCATCAAACATACCTTGTGTAAGCGCAACAGGGCAGAAACGTTCCACTCCCCGCTCAAATCTGTCCAAATCTGACTTAAGAATTCCATCTACTTCCTCCATGCTGTACTTGCGCATGGCATCAGCTGGCGGCTGAAATGCGTCACGGTCTTCAATCTTTAGCTTACCTTGCTCTGGGAACATGACATGTCCAACGCCCACAGTCCAAAGTTTTGCCGGACACCTATACGGGTTTACCCGAACCCCCTCGTGGTGTTTAATCATGGCAATGGCTTTGTCAGAGACGTTCATGACTTACCAAAAGCACGTCCACCAAAGTGGAAGGTAATGATTGCTGCAAACATGATGCGGGTGTCTTCGTCCCAGAGCATATTAGCCATGTCATTGAACGGTGCGTCTGTACGCCAGCCGTGGATAAAAATACCGACATCAATCA